GCCTAATTTTTTTCCAGCCATAGATCCTAAAGTTTGTGCAATGGGGATTAATTCAGGCTGCAACATTCCCGCAGCCAAAAAGTCGGCAAATATTCCGCCCAAATATTCACCTGCCAATGGTATTCCTTTTTTCACTGCAAATTTTGCGATGCTAATTGCTATTGCTTTCATTGCATCCTCATGATCTTTAATCCAGTTGATGGCCTCTTGCCCATATTTTTTGACAAAGTTGACACCTTCCATGATTCCGCCTTTTACAACATTATAACCTTTAATTGCGGCGGCTTTTAATAACTGCCATTTTTGCTCTGCGGTAATGGCGACATTATTTGCTAAGTTTTTTACAACTTCTAAACTTGTTGATATTCCATGTTTTGCATCATCAATAATTTTATCCGCTTGACTTCTCACGGTTTGTGCTATTTGTTCGGCCGTTCCCGTTATCTTATTTCCGAATGCATCAAAGCCAGATTTAATCGCATTTCCGGTATCTTTAAGGCCTTGTACTATTTGATCATTATAACCACCGGTGAAAAACTTCTTAGCCCCTTGTATAAAATCATCCCAACCGCCGCCGCTTTTAATAATATAATCTTTTATAGTTGAATATACATGTTTCGCATGTTTGCTTTTTAAAGCCCCTCCGTGTGTAATTTTATGGTGCTTTGCCCAACCTTTCGCAAAGTCCGTAAATGTAATATGTTTAATTTTTCCGCCAGTAGTACTAACTGGCACAGTTGAGATTGGTATTATTGGTTTAATTGCCTTTCCTATTGGTTTGCCTACCGCCCCGCCAGTGGTAGGTACTGCAGTCGTGGCAACTAATCCTCGTTTGCTTCTTTTTTGTTTTGCCATTAATTTAATTGCTGCATCTAATTGATTTTCGTCAACTTCGCCGCCTTGTTTTAATACATTAAATCTTGCCCCAATATCAGTGATTGTATTTGATGCCTTCCGCAAAAATGAATTATCGCCGAATAATTCTTTTGTATCTTGTTTTATAAAATCAAAGTCTTGTTGATTGCCCAAACCATTTGCTTGAAATACTGACATTATGAAATGCTGACAATTGTTATCCCTCGACGAATATGAATAAAATCTATCACCCATGGCATCTTGAGTATTCATATATAATTCATTTAAAGTGATTGATTTTCCGTTTAGTGAAGCCGGCATATCTTCTTCATCTTTTACTGATTTTGGATTAACAACCATATTTACTCTTTCTACTTTCTCAAGTGAAATCTTTGTTCCACTTTGTAATGTCATTATAATTTTTAGATGATATAATTGATCATAAGGGGCATCAGCTAAGTTTTTTCCAAATTGCCCCAATGATGCAATACTTAATGCCCCAACCAATGCGGCCCCCACTGGATTTCTTACAATATCAATTTTCGTAATTAATTGACTCCCGTATTCATCTAATATTTTCTGAACATTTGGCGGCATTCCCGTGTTTCCGGTAATAACTTTATTTGCAACATCTTTAATCCTATTCATTGTATTCGTTGCTGATGTTTCTAATCTATGATAATTATCAACTGCACTATTCTTCACATTATTAATAGTATTTTTTGCTTTATCTGCGGCGGATTGAAATGACCCACGAACAACATCCCATAGACCCTCGCCCTCTAAATCACTATCGCTATCACTATCATGGCATATTGTTATTTTTAATGCACCGCCCCCCGCCATTGGTATTTTTAAATGAGGTGCTCTATATGGCTTATGACTTTTTTTAACACGATGGCCACCCTCGTGATAATACTTATCACCCATTTTTGTGGTATAATCTAAATCACCTTTATGAGTTTTTGATGGTCTTCCTTTTTTCGGCATATTTTTTCTTTGTCTCCTTTCTTTTCAAGAAAGAGTTTGCAAAAAAATAATGATTATATTAAAAAAGATATCTTTTTTATTAATTAAAATAATAATATGTTATTGTATAATGGCGGCCATTGGATAGTTTCGGCCAAATACAATGCGAGCTAATTTAAGCCTTTGCTTTAAAAGGTGGTAAATTTTTTTCACCCTTTATCTTCTGCTTAAGTTTTATTTTTTTTGCCAAATCTTTCTTATCAATTTCGGATATTGTTAATGGTGTATTTTTATTTACTTTGATAGTTGGCCTATAGACAGGATATGATTGATGGCCAACATCTTGCCAATTTTCTTGATACCATCTTTTTAAATTCTTTTCTTTGCCATCATCTCCATAGGTTCCGCCTAATTGTTTATATGTTTTTACAATGAACCCGCTTTTATAGGCTGATGGCTTTGTATATATTGCATCCGCTATGGATTTTGCTCTTTCGTATAATTCTGGGTTTAAAATTTTAGGCATATTTTTTTTGTCATATATTAATGAATATATTTTATGTTGAGGGGATAAAATTAACTTCAGTCGTTCCGGTAGGTGTCATAATACCAAATTTATTAATTGCAAATTCTACACTATTAACCGCTGAGGCACTATTGGTACCAATAGTAAATGCTAATATCAATTCAGTGGGAGCAAACGGCCCAACACTACCGCCGCCGACACTTGTTAATTCCATATTATTTAAAGTCGATCCATAAATAGAAGGTGTAGGGCAATTGCCTGCTACATTCATGAACATATTATATCTTGTATTTACCGTAGGTGTTATAGCTTGATTAAATACATATGTTCTTTTACTATGATAAAATGTAGAATCCCCCGATTGTGGTTGAGTATAAATTGTTAAAAATGGTGTATTATCATTAGATGTCGTCGATGCATTAAAAATATTCATATATATTCCCAAAACTTTTGAAACCGTCATACCAACATCGGGACCAATGTACCAATTAATTTTATAACCCGCAACACTGTTTTTAAAGTACCAAGCGGGGGTGAAGGCATAAGTTTGGGTTATGGTTGATGATGGGGTAGTTGGAGGCCTTCCATCGGCATAAATGGCGGCACTAATATATTGATTAAACGATTTAGTCAAATTGACTGAATAACTGACCCCATTAAATAATAAATCGGATGTTGTTAATTCTGAATTATGAACACTGTCGTTTAATGTGATTGTATTTTTAGTAATTGTATTTGTAGAAGTATTGTCGTCTAAAACTATACTCGGTGCATTATTTATGTTATAAAAATTAATATTAGAATTTATTTTACCTACGGCACTTAATGAGTTATATTGAAGAAATCCATTAGCGGGTTGTATTTTTATAGATGATGAATTACTTTCACTTGTATCAGTCAATAAAACTCTATAAAAATTTACAGCCGTTTGTGAAGTTGGACTATCAATCGTAAATCCACTATTATTTATTCTATTTGATTTAGGATCTGTATAACCAGCTAATAACATTTCATTGGGTGATACATTTAAATATGCATCAATGTTTTGATTAGATAAAACCATATTAGCAGGTGTAATTTGTGATTGAATATTATAAGTTTGAGAGTTGTCAGTTATCCTAAAATAATAACCATTAAAAAACCCAGTAGTCGTCCCATTTATTAATGTAAGAGCGTGATTAGTTAAATCTAAATTAGTATTACCAGCCGTATTATATATTTGTGTGTTTATTTCCGCACCGTTTGAAGTTAAATTTAATAAAGGCAATGGGCTTGATAAAGTAGAATTTAGTGTCGCGAAGCCAAACCCGCCATTACTACCAGACCACACCCCCGATGGATTATTATTGACATTTAAAAAATTTGTTATCCCATCTGTTTCAAAATTTTGTTTATGAAATGTCTGACCCTGAGAATCGGGGGCGGGGGTAATTGCCGTATAATTTGGATTATTGTTAGGAACCTCCATTAATTTTTGGGTGTTTATATTAATAGTATATATTTTTTATGATAATATAATTATTAAATATTTAGAGGATATAAAAACCAATTCGCATTAAATGATGGTATACCGATGCCGACAGACGGATTACTAACTTGAACAGACATATAAATCCAAATAGTGAAATAGGTTAAATTTACTACAGGTATTAATTGAGTGGCATAAACAATTTGTAAAAGACCACTATTAAAACTATAAGGCGGTAAAGAACACATATTTACGGCCACTCCATAAGCACCTCCATATGGGATCCCAATATTAACATTTATAGTACCAACCATAATGAAATTATTACCCCCATAGCCTTGAATATTTGGGCCCTGATTTGGTATAACAGATGTAAAATTAGCGGAACTTATTGAAACCGTGCCGGATTGAAAATAAGTAGGTACGGGTACAATTGTATTTATTTGATTTTGCACGAAAGCAGTGGTCGCCAGTTGTGTACTATTTGTATTAAGAGCCGCCGTCGGTGCATTTGGGACACCAGTAAATGTGGGACTTGCGGTTGAAGCTTTATAAGATAAACCCGCCGCCACAAAAGCAGTATTTGCTAAATATAAATTATTCGACCCCAAAACTTGAGTCGAGCAAGTTGCATTTGACAATGCATTACTATTCATATTAATGGGTAAATATGCACTAATACCAGTATCTAAAATACTTAAAGCATCTACAGAATTCGGCTGAATTAATATGCCGTTTGGTGCCGACATTGTTATATTACCTACATCATTTGCAACAGTTAAATTGTCATTACTCTCCTGACTAATAAAGGATGTAGAAGTCCCATTGTCCATATAAATATTAGGGACATTCACGATGCCTGTTTGATTCATGTTTAAGCCATGAAGATTTGTATTTGCATTAAATGTATTTATGCCGGTAAATGTATTAGCGGCCGCTAATAATGCGGCACCATCAGTATTTATATAATTTTGAACATATTCAACACTTGCCACAGCATTTTGTACGAGGCCAGTTGGCAGCCCTACGGTTGCGGCATTACCTAATGATACTGAACTTGAAAATGTTGCCGGATTCTGCACGGTTAAATCACCATTTATTATAGTTTGTTGTAAGGTCTCAGCACCTTGTGCCGATGGGAAGGCTAAAAAGTTTGCTTGAATATATGCTTCATCAACAATTTGATTGCCATTAACCCAATTATTAGTATTAAAGCCGCCGCTTTGGTTTAGTGGGGGTGGTTGCACTGACATGAATATTATATTTAATTTTTACAAGAATAAATATATTTATATATATATGGTAATATAATTTCTAAGAATTATTATATTTAAAAATGCCCCCTAAAAAGGCCAAATCCGGCGAAGGTCAAAAGCCCACGGGTGAGCTCATCAATTGGTATGAGCATTTACCTAAAAAATTTATAAAAAAGTATCATAACCCGCATTATGACATACATCACATCCAAATCCCTTTTAGAATGCTAATCTGTGGGTCGTCTGGAAGTGGTAAAACACAAACACTCATGAATTTGATAAAAGTTATGAGTGGCACTTTTGAAAAGATATATATAATCACAAAAAATAGTGATGAGCCTATTTATAATTGGTTGAAAGAGAAATTCAAAGATACGAAAGAGATAGAAGTGCGAGAGGGCATTGCAAATTTGCCAGACATTGACAAATTAGATAAAGAAGTTCAATCGTTAATCGTTATGGATGATTTAGTTGGTGAAAAAAATCAAAAACCTATGGAACAATTTTTTATAAGGGCGAGGAAGAAAAATGCCAGTATGTGCTATATCTCTCAATCATATTATGCCGTGCCAAAGATGATCCGCAATAATTTGACATATTTAATTATTAAGCAAGTTTCAAGTATGAAAAATTTAGTCATGATTGGCAATGAGTATTCATTGGGCATCGATAAAAATCATTTGATTAAGATGTATAAACATAGCACTGAAGATAAAGCCAGTTTTCTCATGATAGATTTAGAGGGCGACCCAAAGCAAAGATTCAGAAAAAATTTCACTGAGTATTATGAAGTGGATGATAATTAATATTTTGATTAATTTTTTTTTAAATTTGCTATTATATATACTATAATTTTTTTACTCGAGAATGTCAAAAGAGAGAAAAGTCGACGAAAGAATACTTCGCGACCAGATCATCCGCAAGGCCGCAGTTGATAATATGACCAATATTGCTAAGCAGAGGCAAGATTTAAAAACTGGTATTATGCCAGTTGCCCCAATTGTAAAGACTGCAACTGAATTGGCCGAGGATAGAACCTATCAAGCCGGCTTGGCAATTCAAAATTTATTAGACTTGGGGTTTAAAGAAAAAGAAGCAAGTGATATTTCTAATAACTTAGATGTTGACGGCCGAGTTGGGTTCAATCGGGCATACCCCCAAATTAAGGCAGACTTTGGCACAAGATTTGATATAAAAAATATAACCCCAGAATTCTTTATTAATTATATCCATCAATATTTGGATATGTTAACGGCTACAAATGGTGTGCCATCAAATATTGCATTCGCCCAAGATAATTTAATTACAACTACGGCAGATTTGAGAAAATTAATTCTTGTCTCCGAATTCGTCGCAGAATTGCAAGCCAAATTGGTTGCAGAAGCGGGCCTAACTCCAGCAATGCCATTAAATGGTATATTAACTAATTTAGTTGCTGAACTCCCAACGAATTCGGATTTAAATGATATTGATTTATTATTGGGCGGGGCTGACCAAGTTGAGGGATATAAAATTGTTCAAATACTTTTAACATTAATGCAGGCATTGCCAAATATGAAATCAGTCATCAAAATTGCCGCAGATACTAAAACATCAAATGCCCAAAAATTAAGAACATTAGAACAACGATTGGGGACTTTAACACCCGCGGCAATTGCCTCATTAAATCAATTATTAAAAGTTGATTTACCCGCCCATATTGTTAGAGTCGGTGGACATCCCGCCCCCGTACTTGGAGCCCCTGCAGTTGGTGGAACTCCTCCAAGTACACCAATTTCAACTCCTTCAAAAACACCGAGAATCCCGAGAACTCCTGTAGCCATAGCTGCACCAACTGATCTCCCGAGTTTTATTTCTTTAGTCGATAGCCTTATTCCAAAAACTGCTGTAGCGGCAGACCAATTTGTTGGTACAACCGCAAAGGGTGTGCCATTTTTAAATGTTGGATCAGATTTTATCGCAATTATCACATATACTAATAAAAAAGCAATTAAATTTGGGTTTGTAAATTTAACTAATGATTCGCCACCAACTGGTTTTATTATTAAAGAAGGTATGACCTATACAGAGCTGACAAATATAATCAAACAATCCGCGGCCGATGCTTTTGCGAATGCCGCACAAACTTATGTAAATTCCATGGTCGGTTCTAAAGGTACAAAAATTTCAGGAAAACTAATGAGGACATTTATTGAGGCCGATGGACAAGATATTACTATTGAGCCGACTTTAAAAAGAGTTGGGTCTGGTATGAAGAAAACTAATAGCATTGTTATTAAATCTGGCCTGAAACCAATTAAGCTCGGCAATGGTATTTCAATAAAAAAAGATACCAAAGATAATACTTATAAATTTTATGATGAGGATTTAGGGTTAGAACCTAAGCCGCCATTATTTGACAAACGAAAAAAGACATATGTAAAAAAGCCGCATACGGTTTCAGATGGTATTGAATGTGATAAAGATAAATTTAATGATCGCGATAAAAGATATATTTCATTTGGCAAGTTTGCAATTAACACAAGACAATTAAATTGCGGCAATTTACAAGTCGTATATAAAAGCTTGTCAGTCAATCCCAATTTTCCAACCAAAAAAATAAGCCCAGAGTTTCAACAATATTTATTTGAATTATTGACAAATAAAAAATCAATACCAGCATTACATAAACATATGTCAGAATCCGAAAAAAATCTATTTGAAAAATTGGCAGTTATGGCCGGTGTGTTTGATAAATTAAATTTACCGAAAATGAATTCTTTAGAAAATGAAAAGAAAGAAATGGAGAGATTTGATTTATTGCATGGGGAATTTATGGCGGGTAATGACAATAAACAAATTGTTAGAGAATTAAGAAAATTAATTCTTAAGTTTTTAGGCGAGAGTCGCATTAGTAAACCTACTGCTTATGAATATCTTCTTCAATTGAATGAATGCGATTAGATATTAATTAGATAATTAAAATAATATTTTTTTTGTTTATATAGATATATATAATATAAAAATCAAACATGTCGACAAGAATTGCAACTGAAGCGACAAAAAATAATTATAAGAAAAATCTTATTAGATTAAATGATGGTAATGAAATAAAGAATTATAATTTTCTGAAAAAGACAGATTCTATTCTGAAAAAAATGGAGCATTTAAAACCTAATACTATTCGCTCATATCTTATTGCAATTGTTAGCACAATAAAAGATCTAAAAAACTTTGATAAAGAGAAAAAAATATATTATGATCTTATGATGCAAATGAATAAAGATCTGAAAGAGAATAATTCAAAGAGTGAAACCCAAGAGAAAAATTGGATTGATCAAAATGAAGTCATGAATATATTTTCATCTCTATGCGAAAAAGTTATGCCATTATTAAATCAAAAAAAAGTGAATGCGAAAGAATGGCATGACATCTTGGATTTTGTAGTTTTGAGTTTATATTGTTTGCAACAGCCAAGAAGAAATAAAGATTACCAACTTATGAAAGTCTTAAAGTCAACAAAAGATTTAGATGATAATTATAAAGAGTTTAATTATTATGATGGTGATAAATTTCTATTCTATAATTATAAAACGAAAGGGACTTATCATTTGCAAGAAGTTAATGTATGTGAAGAATTAAAAAAGATTTTAACTTCATATATAAAACTTCATCCATTGAAAAAAGAAAAGAACTATTTCCTATTGGTTGATTTCAATGGCGAACCATTACAGCAAGTCAATTCAATCACAAGAATATTAAACCGCATATTTCATAAAAGAATTGGAGTCTCAATGCTTCGTAATATATACTTAACTGATAAATTTAAAACCCCTATGGATGAATTAAAACACACTGCGGAGGCAATGGGCACAAGTTCAAACACCATAGCCAATACTTATGTTAAAACCGATGATAGAGACTCTATGCAACAATTAAAAGATGTATAATCCCGCGGTAAAAATCTAAGTTATATATTTAATTAGATGTTTACGATAAAATATCTAATTAAAATATAATATTATATATTTTTTTGATGTTTTTTATATACTTATCTGTAAAAATTTATAAATTTTTACAGATTATTATCTAATATATATCTTTAATATGATTTTTACTTATAAATATATGATAATTATCTATATTTAGATATTTACAAATAATAATCTTAATAATAATCTATGTTAGATTTTTACAGCGGAGTATTTAACTCATTATATTTTAAAATCTTTTGTTTATATTTATAACATCTATAATAATTATCACCCATTGTATAAATTGCCATAAAAACAAATCCACGATAAAATCCTAAATAATTATTTTTCATAATAAAAAATATATAATGTTATATATATAAAAATATAAAATGTCAGAAGAAAATATATTATCTAAGATTGAGAATTGTTATAACATTTTTAAAGGCGATAATCCTGAAAGCAACTTAATTCAATTATGCATTTTAATATTTGATTATGTTGGGTTTAATTTGTTATCTGAACATGGCTATTACATTATTACTATGGATGTTGGAGAGCAACAAAAAAATATCTTGACTGAAAGTGATCCAATTGAAAAAAGCAGAGCCATATTCAGATATGTTTTATTTTTAACTATTAACTATCATTTGTTTACAAATTTTTGCGGCCTATTGGGCACGGCCGATATTGTGCCAGAAAAAGATCTAACTAAAACTTTTAATCCTGATGATCCTAAAAAAAAAATAGTAGATAAAGTAAAACTATTATACGAATTAAAAAATCATACAAATATTGATTTCCCAATTTTGAATGAATATGTATTCTCAAAAATTGATATTGTAAAAAAGTCATTAAAATATTTTTTAGATTTATTTGATGACGAATCGGCAATATTATATAATCAAGAAAAAAGAAGAATATTTAAACCAGCCGTATTTGGTGTTTTGACTTTAGATCTTCCAGAGGATGATGAATTAAAAGAGATGATAAGAAAATCGAATATTGTTATTAATGCAGAGGATGAAATTTAATTTTGTAAAGCTAATGTCGACATAGAATTTTTAATTCCGATTGGTAATTCAATTTTTAATTTATCCGTAAACTCATTTGTATTGATATTACTTTTTTCAAATAATTTAACATATTCATTATATATATCATTTAAAAATGCATCCCCATCAATTCCCCTATCTTCTATCTTCAAAGACAATAATTTATATATTTCTATTGATAGTTTATGATATTCTTTGCTGGCTAATAATTCAGATTCTAAACGATCCTCTATTTTCATATATAATGATATACTTGTTAATGTACCAATTATAAATGATATAAAACAATTTGCTGCGGATATATAATTTTGTTGAATATAATTTGTTAAGGCCACGGCGATGATTGCATTCAAAGACGACAATACAATTATTGGCAACTTAAACCATATGACAATATTCTTAACATTAAAATAATGTTCTTTATGATGGTTTTCTAATTCTATAGAATTTAATCTTATGTCATTTAATAATGATTCAATTTCCGCATTCCAATTATTAGAGGTTGTACTCATTGTATATAATTATATTTTTTTTTTGTCAAAAAAAATATATATACAAGAATCAAACTCTTCTCCCGTAATTATGTTTATAACTTATTGTATCTGGCTTATATTGTATTACAAATTTTATTTGCCTTTTCTCATCAATTGTTTTTATTCTATATGCTAATCTTTTTTTTGGGTTTATTTGTCTCCATCTATAATAGTTTTCTGTCTCATCCACTTTATAATGTTTTAGGTCGTGGTCTTGAAGCCATTTCAAACATTCATCTATTGTGTTTAGATGTTTATTAAATAATACAGATTGAATCTCTGACATTTTTTTGGGGTGTTTTATACTCTATATGTTATGTAATATTTTATGTATCATATTTTTTAATTTATGATCATTATTTTTTTTATCATCACTCCAACATTCTAAAAATTTTTCATAGTCATCATATTTATCTGTATAGTAATCACATAAAATACAAAACCTCCCGCAATTCTGCGAATAGTAATCTTGTATATCTCTATTATTAATAGCATATGGTTTAAATGGTTTCAAAAACTCTTGAACGGAGATTGGGGGATGAAATCCGAAACTATCAAAATATAAACCATGGCCACTCTCAAATATTTTAGCAAATACCCAATGTGTGCCATTGCCCTTATCACTATCTTGCATATTAATATAATAACTCCCAATTTCCCTTGGGGTTCTACCCTGTACCAATTCATCTTTACTAAACACACCAACAATCGGCAATTTTAATTTATTAGCCATATCTTCTAAATCAATATTTGTCATCATCTTGCATATATATTATCAAATATAAAATTATTAGATTAAATTAAAGACTCACATATTTATGTGCATGGTGGCTAAGGCCTCCACCTCCTGCCGGTAAGAAGCTGCCTCCAGATTTTGTACTCCTCAAAGGATTATATCCGCCATTTTGATTTACATTGCTAAAAAATGGATTCATCTGCGGCGAATTAGTTTTGCCATATGGTGATCCTAATTGAATCATGCTGCCGGCCGGTGGCTCTGGTGCCACGATTTGCCTATTAGATGGCCTAACAATTGCACCTCCGGATTTAGGATTTTTATGATGAACTTTAAGTACATTTTTATGGTGTAAACCATACCCACCATAACTATGAGTAAGTGGCCTATATCCCATTTGTTCTGCCATATGGGCCGATTCTCTTGGGTTCATCATACTATGATATCCGGCACTGTGTGCCATAGAATATGGTTCGAAATGTGAAACATGATGTGCCACATGGTGTGCTGCATGGTGTGCTGCATGGTGTGTAGGATGGTGGGCTGGCTGATGTGCTGCATGGTGTGCGGCTTTATGGTGAGTCTGATGCGGCTCTGGTGTATGATGCTTGGTTAAATGACTTGAGCCATAACTTCCGACTGCATGCCCGAAAGATTCTCCCAATGCGGGATCAACACCAAATTTAGCGGCGGCCATTTTACCAAGATGTTTGCCGGCAGTCGGTAAAACTGATGCGACTAAATGTTTGCCTGCACTTTTTAACATATCATAAAAGCCCTCGCCTTTCTTAAATTTTAATAAATGGTGTTTGCCCTTCTTATGTGCGGCATGTATTTTTTTTAATGTGGTGGGATGTAGAACAACAATATGTTTGCCCATATGATGCATATGACTTGGATTAATTACCAAGCCAAGACCCATCGACAAGGCCTCGACCTCGTCTTTATCTAAATTCATTGGAACGGAATGCATTCTGTGAATGTTCTCTGTGAGAATTGACTCTGAGAGTAAGTTCAAAAAAATAAGTTATATTATATTTATCATTTTATTTTTATTTGAAATTAAATTAATTAAGCAATCTCTTGACCAGTTGCCATATTTACCGTAATACTCTTTTCATACTCTACAAACACCATCAAATCAATAGACTGTGAGCATAGATTTTGGCATTGAATTTGAACACTTCTTGCCATACCTTCTTCACTTGGAATAATTCTTGAAGCATTACCAACATAATATCTATATAAATATTGCCATTCTTTGTACCCAATAAGACCAGATCCCAAACCGGTCGTAAGTGATCCATTGAGCTGATTGACTGATACAACTTGTTCATAGAAATCCTCAAATCCGTATTGAAATTGTTGGATAAACAAATTGACACCAGAAATCAAAATCTGAAAGTTATCAAGAATAATAGGATCTGGGGTTGCTCCGGTTGTAGAGAATGGCGATAATAGAGTTGAAGGTGTTTGAGTAATAGTGCCAATGGCCGTATTTGCACCACCGGCAGGGCCCGCCCAAATATATTGCTGTGCAACTCCATTTGTTGAAGTTGTTCCTGATGCTGATAGAAGTGGGACTACTACAACTTGTTTAATATTTGGAATACCGTTTGAAACAAGAATATTAATATTCGCTCCGGCCCCTTGAGCTGGGAAATAAAATTGAAAAATATCATTATATAAAACTTTCTTAGTTGGTGTGAGTTCTAAGAATCTGGTTTCGGCCAATGGGTTCATGTTAAATGCTGGGGCATATAATCTGCATTGAGTAATTGGGGCTTGTGCCCCTTGGAATGTGAATTGGGAGAATTGATTTCGTGCAATTGATACTCCAACATTTACATTTACAACT